TTGAAACCTTGACAACTGTCGAGGTACTAGATGATGACCCTTTGGCTTAGGGCGCGACTCGATCACCTATCTGATTGCTAAATTAAGTGTCAGACTCGGGATCGCGCCACAACAATTATTAGAGCTAGATGAAGTGATGTTAAAGAACCTAATCAAGGTTCTACAGGAAGATGCGAAGGAGATAGCCAATGCCAGCAACCGTCAAAGGCGGCGTTGAACTCCGTAAGGCACTTCGCAGATTTGCGCCAGAATTAGGCAAAGAAACACAGAAGGAAATTGCAAGCGTTCTAAAGCCTGTTGTAAAAGAAGCTAGAGGATATGTCACAGGTTCGCCATTGAGTAACTGGGCGCGTGAAGGCGGCAAGTTTCCTGTGTTCAACGCATCTATTGTCAAGCGTGGTATTGGTTATAAGACAACACCATCCAAGCCTAACCGCAGAGGCTTTACAGCATTAGCGCAGATTCGTAATCGTTCAGCTGCTGGTGCTATCTACGAAACAGCAGGTCGCAGAGCGCCAGGCACAAAGCCATCATCACGCCCTAATTTCGCACAGGCAATGGGCCCACTTACAGGATCAGGTAAAGAGCGTGGTCGCTTGATTTACAAAGCTTGGGAAAATGACAAGGGCAATGCTACAAAGGCTGTTCTAAAGGCTATTGACAATGCTGGTAAGACTTTCAATCGAATGGTAGGCACTCGCTGATGGCTAATGTAGTAATTGATATTGCAGCCGAATACACCGGCAATAAAGCATTTAAGCAAGCAGAAACTGCTACATCTAAACTAGAAAAGTCCGTTGCCAAGTTAGGCAAGCAACTTGCTGGAGTCTTTGCTGCTTCTAAGTTATACGCATTTGGCAAAGCATCCGTCAAAGCATTTGCAGAAGATGAGAAGGCTGCACGATCATTAGCCCTAGCATTAGCCAATACAGGCAACGCTTTTGCAGCCATCGAGGTTGAAAAGTTTATTGGTGACTTACAACGCGCTACAGGTGTCTTAGACGATAACCTTCGCCCAGCGTTTAGAGCATTACTTACAGCTACTGGCGATGTTAAGAAGTCACAAGATGCGTTAGCTCTTGCCCTTGATATTTCAGCAGGTACTGGCAAAGATTTAGGCGCAGTATCAGCCGCGCTGAGTCGTGGCTTCTTAGGTCAAACAACAGCGCTTAGCCGCTTGGGTGCAGGCTTAGACAAAGCAACACTAAAAACTGGTGACATGGATGTCATCATTGGACAACTTACAGACAAGTTTAGAGGTCAGGCGTTAGCTGCTGCCGAAGGCTATGCAGGCGCGATTGCCAAACTTACAGTTGCATCCAATAACGCTAAAGAGATTATCGGCAAAGACCTTCTAGATGCTATGCAAATGGTTGCTGGCAATGAAGGTATCGGCGGAGCAACTACAGCAATGGAAGGCTTTGCCACTCAAATTGGTAATGCTATCTATGGTATTGGTGTTCTCACAAAGGCAATTAAATCTATTCCTGGTGCAGGATTTATCGGTGATGTTCTAGCTGCTGGTACTCAGATTTCAGGTATTGGACTTCTATCAAGATTAGGTGCATCAAGTAAAGCTCGTTCAGCAGGCACACCACAGCAATCGCCTGGAGAACGCATGGCTATTGATCGAGCCAATAAAGATGCGCTGAGACTGCAAAAAAGCAATAACACATTAAAGAAGATTGACAATGATGCAACTGCTCGAAAGATTGTCCTATCAGCAGACCAATTAGCGCTTCAGGAACTAGAAAAGAAGTTCGATGTAGAGCGCATTGGATTATATGCAGCTCTCAATCAATCAACTGATGGCGAAACAAAGATGCGCCTTCTATCGCTCATCGCTATTCATGATCAGAATACTGCTATGGCTGCAATGATAAAGAAGGCTAACGAGGCAGAGAACGCCTTTGCGGCATTCATTGAAGCCCTTCGATCAACTATCAGAGCCATGCTGGACAGTATTGCCCCACAGGCTAAGCAACTTCAAAACATGACAATGGGCCCAAACACTCCTATTGAAGTGCAAAGAGAAGTCATTCGTGAGAAACTCAATTTGGCGATGCCAGACCTATCAGCATTGCAAAGCCGACTTGGACAATTTAGCAGCAGCTCAGCAAGCGGAGCAGCATCCGTTGTAGTCAATGTTCAAGGCTCAGTCACAACAGAGCGCGATTTAGTCAATGCCATCACTCAGGGCATCTACAACAATCAGGCTTCCGGAATCCCAATCTCCTATTCGACTGCGTACAGATAATGGCGTTACCAGCAACCCTTTCAGTCAAGATAAATCTATCGGGTGGAGCTTCATTCGGTAACCCGTTTATCTTAGGTACTTCACAACTGGGCTTTGCTGAACTAGCTTCTGCCATTCCTGTTATTGTCGATGTTTCTGCACAGACGACTAATATCTCAACTCGCAGAGGTCGCAACCTTTTACAGGATAATTACGAGTCAGGTCAGGCAACCATCAGAGTTGTAGACCCTAACGGTGACTTCAACCCACAGAACACTTCTAGCCCCTATTTCGGGCTATTACAGCCACTTAGGAAGATTCAGGCATCTGCTATCTATGGCGGCGTTACTTATGGCTTATTTGGCGGTTATATCACCGAATATCGCTATACCTATCCAACAGGTCAAGAAACAGGATATGTAACCTTTATCTGTTATGACGCATTTCGCTTGATGTATAACTCCAATGTCACAACCGTTACAGGTGGCACAGCAGGGCAGACAACGGCGCAGCGCGTTCAATCTATCTTGACCATGATCGCTTGGCCTGGCTCATTTACCAGTATTGGAACAGGTGCAACCACTTGCGTGGCAGACCCTGGCACAACTCGCACAGTCCTAGAAGCTATCCAGACTGCCGAGTTCACAGAACAAGGCGCGTTCTACATTAACGAGAACGGTGTTGCAACTTTCAAGGGCAGACAATTCGTGGTGGATGCCCAAGCAGCTAGCCCAACAGTATTTAATCAAACAGGCACAGGCATTAACTATGCAGGAATTACCTTTGCTCTCGATGACAAGACAATCGTGAACAAAGCAACTGTGACCCGAATCGGTGGAACAGCACAGACTTACTCAGATGCGACATCAATTGCTCAATACTTCACACGATCCATTACAGCTACAGATATGCTTATGCAGACAGATGCGAATGCCTTAGCCCTAGCAACTGCGTATGTCGATAGCCGCAAAGAAACTTCTATCCGCATTGAAACAATTACTTTAGACTTAGTGACTCCTAACTACTCAGCAGGCGTTACAGCAGGATTAAGCCTTGAATTCTTTGACACAGTAGATATAACCAATGAGCAACCTGGTGGATCAACTATTCAAAAGAAGCTACAGATTCAGGGCATAGCCCACACAATCACCCCTAACACTTGGGTGACTACTTTTGCTACGCAGGAGCCTTTACTCGATGTTATGTACTAGAATTGACCCTATGAAAGAGGTGTGCTAATGGCTGTCGGAATACCAATGAAAACGACCTATGCGAACGGAGATGTATTCTCCGCATCCGATGTCAATGACATTACTGGAACAATTAACCTTATTGGTTATGGCGCACCTGTTGTCGCTGGCAAGAATGGCGTTATCAATGGAGCAATGGATGTATGGCAACGCGGTGTATCTTCTGCCGGCAACGCGTATATTTGTGATCGATGGTATTCTGCACTCATATCAGGCACAGGAACATTTGCACAAGAAACTACAGTTGTTCCAAGCGGATCAAATTACTCTCAAAAGTTTACAGCATCAGCAACTGCACAGCCTGCTTTATATCAGGCAGTCGAAACACTTAATGCTGTTCGCTTTGCTAATCAAAGCGTAACTGTTTCTGCAAAGGTTGCATCATCTACAAGTGTTGGATTTACTATAGATGTTCAATACTCAACTTCGACAGATAATGGCGTAACAGGAACTTGGACAAGCATTACTGCTACATCTGGTGGAACTGCTACTGCAACTAGTACAACCTTTGTTGATATCTCTGGTGTTTATGCGGTGCCTAGTACTGCGAAGTCTTTGCGAGTTAGATTATTTACGACTTCCACAATCGCTAATACTGTTGTCGTTTATTTTGGACAGGTGCAATTAGAGCAGGGAACTACTGCTACAACCTTTAGCCGAGCAGGCGGAACAATTCAAGGTGAACTAGCTAATTGCCAAAGGTATTACTATCGAGTGGGCGGTTCTTCAATTTATGAAACATTATCCGCTCTTGGGCCAGCAGGTTCGACAACTGTTGCAGACCCAATAAATGTTATTCCACCTGTTTCATTAAGAGTCGGCGCAACAGCATTAGATTATTCTGGAATAGCATTAACCGACTCAAATTCCATTTATTCAACAGGTACTTGGGTTTTATCAACTTATCAATCTAAAAACAATTTAGTAGTCAAATACACTCACGGTTCAGCGGTATTAACCGCTTACCGTCCTTATTACATATTGGCAAACAATAACATCAATGCCTATATTGGCTTTAGTGCGGAGTTATAAAAATGGACAATGTATCTTTTATTGAAGTAGAAAACTTAGATGGTTCTAAAACTACTCACGCCATTATTGA